GACCGCGCTAGGTGTTGATGCACTGATGCGCGGTTGCATTTAATGAAACTATTATAGCACAAAATAGCTACCAGTGCCAACCGATGGCGCATTCATTCAGCGCCCGCTCGACTTGCGCCACCTGCTTCTCAGGACACCCAAAGTAAGCCTCGGTAAACTCGCGTACAACTTTGCGGCTCATACTTTTCGCGGCGGTTATGGCTTCAAGGTAGTTGCCTTCCTTGACGTAGACACCGTTCGTGCCGTTCTGCACAATGTCTCGCGTACCGCCTTCAGCCAGAGCAACGACAGGCGTGCCGCACAAGCCAGCTTCAATCGTGGATAGGCCGAAGCTTTCGTATAACCCAAATTGTAAGAGTGCCGTTGCCCCGCGCAAGAGGTCGAGCTTGTTTTCACCGTCAACGACCCCCACATATTGGGCGTTTTCGTTGCCGCTGAACACCTGCCCCACGTCAAACGGTGCGCCGCCCGCGATCTTGAGCTTCATGCCCACACGCGCCGCCGCTTCAATGGCGAGGATGGGCTGCTTGTAATCGCGCATCACGCCCATGTACAGGAGGTATTGGTTGCCGCCATTTTCGGCGCGATAGGACGGCGTGAAATCGCGGGCGTCGAGTTGATGGTGGATCACTTTCGCGCCTGCAAACTCCGGCGGCATGAGTGAGCGCTGGCCTTCCGAGCAGAGGATCGGGTTGCGCGAAAAAGTCTGCCATTTATCGTGGAAATGATTAATGGTTGGCACGTCAGGGAATACCCGACTGAAGGCATGGCTATGACTGTGATCGTACACCACATCGAAATGCACATCCTTGTGCGACTTCCAGACGGCGTGAGCAAGGGCGTTCTCCGCTTTCAGGTAATCCGGTGATGGCGGTATCGGTGTTACCAGTTCGCCGCTGAATGTGCTGCCAGTGGTGGCAAATAGGGTTACGTCATGACCAGCGGCGTAGAGGCGTTCGGCTATCGTGTGAACGGCGCGGCCTAAGCCGTGAGCGCCGGGGGTGGGGGTGGGTGATGAGGCGTCGGAAATGATTGCTACTCGCATACAACCCCTTCCTCAATCGGCACAAGACGGTAGCGGGGTGACATCGCCGCTATCATGCTTAACCCGTTTGCAGGGATGGAAAAAAATCCGCCCGTGCCATCCGGCAACCATTCAAGCTGCGTAGATGCCAGCCATTGTTTTCCCTCTACCATATCACTAATAAACCCGATAACTTTCTCACCACCTGCGATTTGCGTTTGAGCAAATCGCTCAATTAGCACGTATCTCACGCCGCTAACCTTTCCATCACATCTTCAGCGATCCTGTCGAGCGTCGGCAGCATGTAGTTGCGCATCACCGTATCAATCGCGTAACCCTGCGCGCCGACTTCCGCCACTTTTCGCAGCGCCATATTGCCCCGCGCGTTGTAAGCGTGAGTGAGCTTGTCAACGGTATCCATCACGCCTGCTTTCGAGAGGATTGCGCCCTGCCAACTCCACTCGCTCTCGTAATCGACATGCCATCCGGCGAACACAAGCTCCTCTTGAGCCGCGAAGCGCGTGGTAATGACTGGCGTTCCACAGGCTTGCGCCTCGATTAACGGAACGCCAAAGCCTTCGCCCCTGCTGAGAAGTATCTGCGCGTCAGCGGCACCCATGACATCGGCGACTTCCGTTTGCTGGATTGTGCCGTCCTTATAACGGTTCTGATCGCAGAGGCGAATACTGTTGCCGGGAATACCGAGCATGTTTACGAGGTCGTCAATCTTGACGCCGCCTATCGAGTTCATATCGAGGTTGCCATGTATGAGCGTGTGCAGATACAGAACGGCGGTAGGATGCTCTTGCTGAAACAGCTTCCAGGCCATCAGCAATTCAGGGATGCCTTTGCGGTTCGGCGTGCTGTCATTGACGCCGACGAAGCTCACAAGGAACGTATCGTCACTGACGCCGAGCGCCTTGCGAGTCACGCCGCGTTGGGTGTCGGTGCGCGGATGAAAGATTTCAGGATCGAATGCTAGCGGCACGTAGAGCGACGGGAATTTCGCCGCAATCATTTCATCGCGTCCAAACTTGGACATCGCAATCGGGAGGCGTGCGACTTTCAGCGGCGCTTGCACATGCGCGGGTATCGGGTGTTGATCGATAGGCACGTAAGGGTAAAACGGCACATCTTTCCACACGTCCGGCGTAAATCGCCAGATGTCTACCAGCGTGATTACCGCATCAATGGCGTGCTGCTGCACGTAATATTTAATCGCGTCGTTGCCCAAAGCATCGTGCATCACGCCGATGATCTTGATGCCCTCCCATTCGTAGGGACGCGCCACGCCGGATGAGAGTTCGAACACCATGAAATCATGGCCTGTTTTTGCAATCCTAGCGCCAAAGAGTCTCGATTGCTGACTATAAGCGCTTTGAGCCGACCAGTTGCTCGCCCAAAGAATTTTCATTCGACGTTGCCGTTCTTATTCGCAAGTCCTTCATTGCGGGCTTCTTTGCGAATGAGGATTTCTAGGATAGCGGCTTGTGAGACTCCATAATGCTTCGCTAGTTTTTCCAGCAAATCTTTACCCTCATCTGATAACCGTATGCCTGCTTGCTTCTTTGTCATGCTTAAAGTATATCAAATGTAGAGCAATTGTCAACTTTAACGATTGCGTCTTGTTATCTTGAACACTCCGAAACCTGATAAATATCGTTCGTATCGCTGTTGAAATTCCTCTTGGATAACACCGAACCAATATTTTACAGTCGAGTCAATTAACACCCAGCCGGTATCGCGGTGCATCTCGGTTTGAAAATTGCGCCGTTGATCGAACGAACCCACTACCCATTTCGCATAGGGTGTGCTATTGCTCACGACGATCTGAAAAGATTCCCCGTTTCGAACAAACCGAATGATCCAACCACGTTTTAAACGGCCAGTTCTACGATAACGTGACCCTCTTTTTTTAGGAGCATAATGCTCAACCTCATTTTGAAAACTTGGACGCACCGCGTCAAACGTTTCCTGCCATAAATCGCCAGCGACCTGATGAAAGTCGCTGGCGAAGTTGTTGATTTGTTGCAAGCCATCGTTGACTTGCGCGATGCCTTCTAATCGTGCGCGAACGCCCGTCATCTAAAGGCTACCGCATCATGTAGGAACACAGCACTTGAAGCGTTCCGGCGGTTGCAGTACCGGGCGCGTTCAAAGTTGCCAGCACATAGGTGTCGCTGGTGAGCGTACCCGGCGTGAGAACTGCCGAGCCGACGTAGCCTGTTTTCGATAGGCCAGCCGTGCCGATGTCGATAGTCGTTGCCCAACGATTATTCGTCGTCGGATCGCCAATACGCGCCGAGGCCGTACCACCGCCAAACGCTTCACTCACGATGGTTGTCCAATCGACAATTTGCGCGCCTTGTGGCAGTTGAAACAGCGTGCCAATCGGGTCCGTCCACAGCAGAGAGCCGAAACGAGCGGCGATGGGGCCGCCCAAGTCTGGAATCGTAAAGCCGCTGCCGGATGGGTCAGAGAGGTAATCGCCTTGCTTAATGAAGTTCGGCATAATACCCCCTTAACTTAGCACGCCAGCGTTGGCATATTTCTTAGGCAGGAACGCGGCCACACTGATACGATAGCTGCTATCCGTACCCGTGAGCGTAAAGCGCACGAACTGGTTGGTTTTATCCAGCGCCAGCGCGCGAATCTGAACGGCGGGCGAACCCGCAACGATGTTCGCAAAAGTGGACGCCGTCGCGCTGCCATCGGTGGTGAACATCTGGTTTGTGCCAATCGTTGACCATGCCGATACCGCTGCCGTGCCCTCTTGCGCCACAATCGACAGCGTGCCCGTGCCAGCGCTGTTAACGCTGACCATGATGATGGCGTTCTTTTCGAAGGGCGACAGATCGATCACAGGCGTACTGAATGTACCGCCTGCTGCGATCTGTGTACCCGATGAGATATTGACCATCGAACCGAGGTTGTCAAAATTAAGTCCCATGATCGTCTCCTTAAGTCACAATCCCACGAGAACCCGTGAGAATTTCGAATGCTTCGCCGTAGTAGACGCCGAAATCGGCCTCGGCAACGACCTGAACGGCAATGTCTCGGCTATCGAAATAGCGTTCGGTACTCACCGCCACTTCCATATCCAGGCCCATCGCCAGGGCTGCATACTGCCAATCACCAACATAGATTTCGCTGGTGTCGGTGGCTGTTCCGGTGGTCAGATTGGTCGGGATTTGGTTGCTTTCCTCCACGCGAATGCCGAGCAGTTGCGGGAAGGCCGCGCCGTCCCAACGCTCACGCAGCAGCGGGCGGCCTGTCGTATCCGTCCAGCCCGTCATGTACTGACGTTCACGGGTGGAAACTGCAATGCCCCAACTGGCAGCGTCCATGATGTTGCGCTGTTTGATGCGCGAAATCGCGGCGTTGATATTGCTGATCGCGGGCGCTGCGCCGTTGGTTGCCAGCGCGGTAATCTGCGCAGTGGGTAGGGTGTTCCGCAAACCAAGCGGCTCTGCACCCGTATGCCCTGTCCCGGCGGGCTTGCCACCTGTACCGCGCAAGCCTGAGCGATCAATCGCCAGCGCGATTTGTTTGCGCATATCGTTGGTGACGATCTGCTCGATCTGTGCGGCACGCCGAAACAGCTTGCGAGAGTAGCGATTTTGCGCGCCGACTTCTTTCAACGTGAAGTTGATCACGCCAAAGGTGACGTTGCTCTCAGTCGTATTCTCATGTTCACCCAGCCAATAGGCCGCTGAGCCACCGAGGTTTTTACGAACCGTCATGACTTCGCTGTCCATCGTGAAGGTGTCAACGCCGAGTTTCGCCAGCATAATCTCGTTATAGAGCGGTTCGATGATGCTTTCTGAAACGGTTTCGCTCAGGAGGTATGCACCGAGTACGTTCTCAGTTGCACCCTGCGCGGCTTTCGTTGAGCCGGATTTCGTCGCATTGGCAATGCCTTTACGGTCACCGGAAACAATCGCAACGACCAGTGAGCCAAGCGACGGCTTGGGCGCATTGACGTTCACATTCACCTGGCTAAAGCTTTTCTTGCCATTACCAGTGACATGACCGCCCGCGTACTGAATAACCGGAGCGCTTTTGGCAGCGCTGCCGATAATGCCGCGCGCGGTTGCCAGCGCATCAGCATTGACGCTGCGTGCCGGAACGGGTTCGAGTGCTGAGATAAACGACTGCATGACTTCCTTCACCGCGTCGTCGGTGGCGTCGGCTTCGAGGCCGAGAGCGGTACGAACGGCGGCAGGATCATAGGACATGGCGGCTTCTTCGGTTTCAGTTTCTCCACCGACAGCGGCCATGAATTGTTGAAGCGCGGCCATGACTGCCTCTAACGTCGGTTCGACACCGAGCGCCTGAGACAGCGCTTCGACCAGCGCTTGTACTTGTTCAGGATTCATGATGTTGTGTTCCTTTTGGTTGAGGTTGTTTTCGTCTTTCGAGTCTTGCGCCTTCTGCGCCTCAACAGGTTCCGTGCGGTCTTCCATCACCGATGGCAAGTTCGCTTCGATAGGTGTATCCCCGGTATTATCCGGGGGTGGCATACTGCGACCAGCAGCTATGCCCGGTTGCTTAATCCGAACGGGGCCTAAGCCGGGTTCGGCAGGTGTTTTAGTAATAGAGCAGGCGGCCAAAATCCACGTGCCAAGTCGCCCGTCGTCAGGATCATAACCCTCCTGAGCATAATGCTTGAAGGTGTCTGATGAATAAGAATATTCGCCACGCTGTATAGCAGCGTAGCGTTCAGCAAAACCGGGCGCGTCTTGATAAAGTTCGTGTTCTAACCAGATTGCAGGCTTGTAAGCCTTATAAGCGCTTCGTTTGCCAATTGGCCGTGAACCGTGTTCGTGTTCCTCAAACAGCGGCGCGCCGGGATAATATTCTAAAAGTGTAGTGGTATCATCATCAAAATAAGTACGTTGATGGTCAAGCATTTCATCATCGGTAAAAAGCATCGCCCAGCCTTCGATGTAAATCTTGCCATCGCGTGCTTTCACCGTAAGCGCTTGCTGTCTACGGGCGACCATGCCATCAGCTAATAATGCCGTGCGCACGGGGTCTTGCACGTCAGGGGAATATTTGGTGTATGCCGCTAACCAAATTTTTTCCTCTTCAGGCGACATCGCTTTCTCGCACATATGGAGCGCAATCGCTTTGGCCTCGGATGGCTCAAAGACTTCGAGTTTTGCGAGTTTGTCGGTGATACATGGATTAGATGGCATTATCGGTAACTCATCTCAACTTCGTACTGGTTGCCGTTTCGATTGATACTGGTCACATAGAACTCGGCATCGCGCGGCAACAAGACTTCCATTTCATCGCGGTAGCCGTCTTCGTTCTGATAGCGTCCGCCGACATGCAAATCCATCGCGGTATTGATGTAAAGCCCTGAGCTGCCTTTCGGCGCGTTGATCTTAAAGATTGCGCCGCCCGTTTCGGCAAATGTCGAATCCGCCACGCTTTGATTTAATGTGGTACTTGCATACCCACGATCACGCATGACCGAGCCGACCTTCAATTCGCCGCTTTCAATCTGCGACTCAAACTCTCGCATTCGATTGCTGCCGCCGCGTATGCCCCGATAGAGTACGCTGTCATGTTCGAGGCTTGACGATTCGAGAATGCTATCAAGCTGCTTTGCTTGCCGTTTGGCTTCTGGGCTCAATTCGCCGCCCGTGCGCAAATTGCGATTAAGCGCGTAATTGCCTTCATCACCGCGATAATATTCAATGGCGCTGGCTTGTTTATCGGTTGGCTTCTTGACATTACGCTGAAACGAATCCGCGACCATCGTTTCAGGAAACGCCCCAAAATCGCGGTAGTTGCGGTTATCCTCTTCGGGCTTGTCGCTTTCATTTTCACCGCTTGACCCGCCACTGCCACCGCCTTCAGTCCACTGCCCTTCGCCGTCGCGTGGCTGGCTGGAACTGTATTTCTTTTCTTCGTCGGGTTTGTCTTCGGGCTTATCTTTTGGCTTTTCGTCCGTTTCCTCATCTGGCGGAATAATCTCATATTCCTCGAAAGCGAAACGGTCAGCCCGTTCTGGCTTGACGGGTGCTTTGGGTTTCGGCGTTACGGTTATGGGCGATAGCGGTTTCGGCTCGTCGCTTTTGGTTGCCGATGGAAACACGCCGGATGCTTTCGCGTTGAGACGTGGTATCAGGGAACATTTGCACTGAAATCCCTTGCAGTCCAACGCTGACGACTTCGGTAATAGGTTACGCTTGGTGTAATCGCGCATACGGTGAACCTGTCCATTTAATGATTGGCAGGTGTTGCAATGTTCAGCGTCGCCATAGACCCACTCAAAATAAGCGTTCTTAGCTGCGCTCTGCAATCCTTTGAGGTACGAGCCGTAGACGCTTTTATTCCACCACATGGCGGGCTTCTGTGTCGCCAGGTCGTCACTGATACCGTCGCCCTTGTACAGCGTATCGGTAAACCCGCGCACGTAGGAGCGCTGCTCTAAAATCACACTGTTAAGTGCGTCCATATCCTCATCATCCAGCGCCGCATCGCCTACCCCACCGTCTACAAGGCCGTCCTTGTAGGCGCGTTCGGTGTACGTCTCGATTAACGTCATCAGTTCACGGCCAAAGTTCTTACGTCGGATTTCATCACCACGCGCGGCAACGAGCAGCGTTTCAAAGTCGTACTCGAAATCAAGGCGAGTCGATTGAATGGCCTTAGCAGCGGTCACACCCAGGTAGAACGCTTTCGCCGCCTTGATGATCTCCTGCTTTTCGATGCCAACGGCGTGCAGCGCCTTGATGTAGGTTTCGGTATGTTCCGGCAACTCAATTGCCACGAAGTCCGCGCCTTTGCGGGCGGCTATCATGATTTCGTTGTAGATGGGGTCAGGGATATGAGACGACATGGCAGGCAACAGTGTGAGCGGAGGCGGTTGCATGGGCAACAGTGGCGTAACGGGTTTCGGTTTCGCCGTCGCGACAATCGCGTCAATGTGCATCGGGACACCGTTAATCATATAGATGTCCTGCCAGCGTTCGTCGGCCTTCATGCCCGTATCGACCTGAGCGCTGTAGACCGTGCGATAGCCCGCGCCCAATTGCGCGTTGATACGGTCTGTGTCGTCGTCTTCGATAATGATGCCCGTGAAATCCGGCGCGATGTAAATCTGCTCCTGATACCAGTGGCTAAAGAATTGCGCGAAGTTGCCCGCGTACCATTCGCAGCGCGGCTTCAGCCAATGGCGGAACCAGAACTGCACCGCCGCATCGCCATTGGCATAAGTCGCATCGCTGAAGTCCACCAGCAGCATCGGCACTTCCGACGCTTCCGCAATTGCCCGGCGCTGCTCTGGCGAAATGGTACTCACGCCAGCCTTTTCAATGTCAAGTTGCAGGATGATCGCTTCAAGGCGATCCGGTGACACTAGCGCCTTACCTTGATTGCGTGAGCCTTGAAACAAGCGCGTCAAGAGTTCCTCAAGTCGCTTGGGTGCGTCTTTAGACTTTAGCGAACTGCTATCAGCGGCGGGCTGGATAATCGCGGCGGGTATGGCGCGGTTCATCATGAAGCTGTAAATGGTCTGCCAGAGTTCCGACTGCCCGCCTGCTGCATAGAACGCGACTTCGGCGGGCGCGATGCCTTCGAAATCATCATTGAAGTCGAAGCCGTGCATGTAGAGTGCATCGTCTTTCTCGACAAACCCGCCGCTCAGGATATTGAAACCGCGCAAGCCTGTTGACGGGCTGGCGTCTTTTGACCATGCGCGCGGGTTGAGCCAGCGTAGGTTTTCGCCGGAGGGCTGAAAGTTGCCCATGAAATTGGTTTGCGGTAGTACGAGATTTGAACCTTGAAAGAACATGGTAATCTCAGAACGAAACATGACGTTCGTGTAATTCCAGAGGGAGGTGAATACGGCGTTCACATCATGCTCGATGGCTTTACCCTGTGCATCCACCGCCCGCATTTTCACGGCACTGACATTTCGCGCGCGAATATTGGCGCAGGTGTAAATCGTCTGCGATTTGGCGTAGAGGTCGCGTACCTCCTGCATGGTGTAATCACCGCTGCCTGCGGTAATCCACCCGCGCAAATCGCCGAGAATGGCTTTTGAAGCCTCAAGCCGACTGTGTAGCATAACCCACTTTAACCACGTCCAGAACCTTTTGAAATGTCTGAATAAATGCGTCTGGCATGTGACGGCTCAAGTTAATCGCCGCGCCTGCATCGCGATAGACTTGCCAGTGTTCCTCATCAATCATGCGCAGAACCGAAAGCAGATGTTCGTAGCTCTGATACTGGCGTAAGTTGATGAACGCCGCCGGGTCAACATATTTCGCCACATTCGGCGCGCCCCAATAAATCGGCACAACGCCACAGCGGATACAGTCGTAGAGCTTCTCTGTAATCCAGCCGGGCGCAGCCTCATTTTCAATCACCAGCGCGAATTTGTGCTGTGGGAACACCTCACCTTTATGCGTCGGCGCGCCGCCGTAGCACGGCGCGTCCGGCCATCCTGTACCGTAATAGTGAAAGTCATCCGGCGCGTTCGTCTGAAACCAATCGATTGCTTGCAAGCGCATGGTGTACAGTTCGCCGGGATTCGGTGAGCGCTTGTTGCTGCTCATGTGCGTCAGCAGGCGGCGCTCTGAGAATGGCAGCGCGTTCAGTGGCGGGAACTCGGCAGGCAGCGGGAAATGGAGCTTTTGGTAGCGTTCGCCCCATGCCCAGCCATCATGCCATGTAATCACGGCGTCGAATAAATCGTGTAGCGTCATGTCCCAATTGACGGGCTGCACGACGGACGGCTCAAAAGCCACCAGGATTTTCGGCACATCGCCCACGCGACGATAGAGCGCGGCGGGCGGTACGTCCCAGGCGATGAACGCTTCAACGGGTGAACCATCCCACACATCCGGCGTCACAAGGTCAAGCGCTTTTGCCAACGCTGCATAGGGACGCTGGGCATAATCGCGCGTGTCGGGATTGGTGAACGTGTCGAAGGTAAAGCCGTTGGCAGAGAAGAGGATGGTCACAGAGTAAATGCCTCCCAGTTTGACATATTTTCTAAGGCCATGACTGCGTAACGGTTCGCATCTTCCGCGTGGTCATTTGCCTTCACGGGCTGATCCTTCACGCCAAGCGCATTTTCTGCCCATTGGTACTGCTCCATTTCAGCGGCAAGATTGACAAACGATGGATCATACGTCAAGCGCTCATTTGCCAATCGTACCTTAACCGCCTGAATGCCATCGGTTACTGCATTCTCAGCAGGCTGCGCATTCAAGCCTGCCTGCTGAAACTGTTCAATGAAAGCAGGTTCAGCAGGATCACAGTAGAATGCGTCAATTTTAAATGTCTCTTGGAGTTCACTAGCAATGGTTGTCCAGTCATTCATCATCCGGCGTCGCTGGTATTCCTCATGCAGTCCGTGCATCTTGCCGTCGCCGTCCACGCCATAAACGAGAATCACGCCGGGATTGGCATAACCCCAATCGACGCCCGCTATCACTTGCGCCCATTGGCGGTCAGGATCGGTTGTCTTGATATGTGTAAGACGGTCAAATTCCGGAAAAATTAACCCAGAGAATGCCACAAAATCCCCATCGAGTTCCTGTTTTGCAAAGTCGCCGGAATAACTATCGCGCAGCATCAAATAGTATTCCAAGTCAATAAATGGATTCATCCAGGTTGACGCTTTGTAAACGCCATATTCAGGACGTGACTTCTCGACAAACTCCTGATATATCCAGTTGCGGCCTTTGGGTGTGGTGGTCAGCCAGGCGTGTCCGAGTTTGCCGTATTCACGCAAACGGCCTAACATAATCGGCCACACCATACGGGCGTAGAGCGCCGCCTCATCACCCCACCACCAACTAATCGACGGGCCGCGCAAGTGTTCCATGTCGTGAGCGCTGCGAAAATAAATCTCGCTGCCATTGACCAACCGTGCATTGATCGGCGGCGAATAATTCATCTCCGCAATCAAATCGCCTGCGAACTCGCGAAACGTTGGAATGGTCGCATCGCGCAAAACGTTATAGGTCGGCGCGGTAATCATGCCCCGGTTCGGTGCTTTAATGAGCGTGTTGCCGATATTGCCAGCGGCGGCGCTAATCGCCCGCCCTGCCCCGGCGAATGTCTTACCGCTACCCACTCCGCCGATGAAACTCAGGAAGCGGCGCGAGTCAATGAGGAAATCGGTTTGTCTCTGGTACAGGTTAATCCGGCGGGCTGTCGCGATTTGGGACATTGTTAAAGGTTACCGTTAATGGTTGACCATTGGTGGTTAGGTCGTGACGCTGCGGCGCGTGCAATCCCAGCAATGTGTTAATTTCTTTTTGCACCGCGAGACAGGTTTTAAAATCCTGGACTTTGAGTGCGGATTTATAGAGGTTGTTCAGACGTGCCATCGCCTTACCCATTTCGGTACTGCGTTTGGTTTCGGCCTGTTTCTCAATTAGCTTATTGGCTTTTTGAACGTAGTTGTAAACTGCGCGGCCTGTCAACTGCCATTTTTCGGAAGCATATTGAAGGACTTCACTGGTGGAAGCGCCGTTAACCAGCATCGTAAAAACTTGGTTGGTGCGCTGCGCTGATTCTACCTTGTCAATTTTTCCCATTCAACATCGTCTCAAAAAATTCTCGCTTGTAAAACGAATACACATCCGGCGCGGTTGTCAGGACATATTGCTCACATCGCGGTTGTGCTGATAGGTTCGCGCTGCTGACGACGGTGCAAGTTTTGTGTTCATCAGCAGTCGCAATCGCCACAATCTTGCAATGGTTTTTAAACGCTTTGTACGTCTGCCTGTGTCGCATCAGACCATCAATCAAGGTGGCAGCAACGGCGGGTTCGCGCCGTTGGAAGTACGGGTCGGTGAACACCGTCAACTGCGCGAAACGGCCATCATCAAGCATTTCAATGAGGTTCAGCGCATGATTGCGGTTCATTGTCCATGTGCTGATATAACCGATACAACCGCGTTCCGCAAACAAATCGACCAGGTGTGGGATAAACGTTCCGAAGTCAAACGCCTCGTTATCTAAGCCACCAGGCTTCCACTTTTTCTCTGCGCCCGCGCCGTTGGAAACGATGTACATATCACTACCTGGAGGTGGTAATATCGGCACAAGCTTGTTGAGTGCTTCCTTTTTGAGTCCGTTGACGAAAATTCGTTGCGTTTCACGGCGTTCGTGAATACGCGGTGCGTCCAGGTTATCAGAGGTTTCGAATTGTAGCTGGTCGTCAAACATCCAATCTAAATCGTCACTCTGCACACTTGCCGTTTGTTCTTCTGAATAGATTTCGGTGATTTTCGATATGGGTTCGATAGGGTCTGGGCTTTGAGTATCCTCATACCAACTTGCCAGCGTTTTTGCGGACATGACCAGATGTTCCGAAACCGTCGTCAATGCTTCCTGTCTATCAGGATAGCCCGCTGCTTCAAGCATCAAAACAGCCGATGCTTTGAATTTGTCGCTGTAGACTTTACGTTTTGCCAAAGTGGTGAGCCTGTCGAGCCATCGTGTCCTGGAATATCCGCTGACGCTGAAAATCGGAAAAGGTAGCGCGATATGCCGCGCGCCGTCGGCTCAGGAGAGGTTTGCTGCGTGGGAAGAGTGACCCACAGAAACGAAAAACGCGCCGCCCCTGACTACTTTATTCGCCAGGATGAACGCGCCTATCAACTCTAATTGACAAAATATCATATCTCAGGCAGCCTTGTCAAATCGGTTGTCTTACGAATTAACGCTTTCCTAACTTACGCCGCTCTCGTTTCATCCCAACGGCGGCGATATGATCTAATTTCACGCCCTTCGGTAGCGGCTTGTTCCACTCTCCATTTACGGCTGTACTCCGCATGGCAGCTTTTGCACCAATAGCTCATACCCTGCCCTCTTGTGCGGTTCTTTGGAAATGCAGCGGGCTTCTGATACGTTCCACAATGCGAACAGTACACCGCATCGGGAAACGGTAGTCGCCACGTTTCCGGCGTTTTCATCGCACGAATCAAGAGCGTGAGCAATGGTGCATCGGTATGGGGTTGGCGGTCAAATTGTTTCGACATCACGATCATACCCGCCTCGGAGTCGGCGGCGTGTTCCTTCAGAGTGATGAGGTCTGGTTTCAATTGTGCCTCCCGTAGATTGTATATTGTATTCAATATATCGTGCATTGTAATACAATATACAATTGGAGGCAAGTAAATTGTCAGTATTTTGTCAGCTATTTTAGCTTGGCAAATTCACCGTGCAGCGCTTTGGCTGCTCCGGTGTATGCTGCAAAGGCCAACTCTGGTGTATCGTATTCACCCAAATAGATTGATTTCTTATCCTTTGCAATTTGCGCCCGCCATCTTTGAGTCAGCTTATTAAATGTAACGCCTTTGTAGCCTGATGTATTATTGCCCAGCTTTCCGCGATTCATCTGGTTTTGAGAATGTGTTGCTAGTCTGAGATTGGAGCGGCGGTTGTCAAGTAGGTTATGATTAATATGATCGACATGCTCAGATCGCACCAATTCACGACCTAAAATTCTGCTGA